AATTGGTTCTCCACTTCCTCTACCAGTATCCGCAACTCTTAAAATGTTTGGATTCGTAGTAAATGTTTCAACTGGTGATAACCCATCTGGGGTTGTATCTTGAGTTTGTTTTGAACCTTCAAAGAATGAATTTTTCAATCCTTGTGATAAATTATTTTTATATCGATAATGAGATGGTAAGTATCCATTTAATGGGGTTACTTCAACTACATCGTTTCCAACTGTAGGGTCTGGTGCCCCAAATGGTACTTTTGTTACTTTATATCTAAACTTAGTAACTTCCACATCTTCATATCTAACCTGCTCATTATTTGTTGTAGCAGGATATCCGGCTACCTGAGTAGATATTGTTTCTTTATATTGTTCTTTTATTAAATATATTTGTTGTCTACTTCCTGATAGATTTCCGAATATATCTAAATTACTTACCTCACCAAATTTTTCAATTGATGTAAATAAACCAAATCCAGCATTATTTAGTGAATTCGGGTCCATTCCAATTTGCTCGAATCCAAATGATGCGGCTGTAGCGTCTAATGTTCCACCTTCAGGTACATCTATTTCAGAAACATAAGTTGAATATATACCATTTAAGTTTATATCATCATCAGCAATAATATTAGAATCAAATTGAGGATTTGTTGATGTTAATGTTATTTCATCATCCCCATCTATATTTGCATCATAATTATCATACTGATGTGAAAGGTTTACATCCGATTCACCATCTATGTTTGCTTGGAATTGATTATTATCTCCAAGTAAATTTACATCTTCATCAACATCTACACTTGTTTCGTAATCTCTTTTTTCGGATGTTGGTTTTTCCCACTTTGTTTTACTTCTTTCCAAAAAGTGAGGTTCAATCAATAAACCTTTAGAAACTTTTGCTCTAGCAGGAACTAAATCTTCCAATACATCGAATAATGATTTATCAATATATCTAATTAATCGTATATATTCATAAATATCTCTATTTAATCGTTGGAAGTAATAATTTCTTAGTGATTTTAACTCCGTATATTCATCTTTATATTCATCAGCAGGTGCTCCAATGTAATTATCTATATTGAAGTTACCAAATGATTTGATGATATCCATATTCAACTCTTTGATTGGTGAGAAGAATAATCCTAATCTAGATGAATCAATTGGTGCTCTATCTAATGATTTCTTAGTTGCTCTAACTTTGTGTGATAAATCACCAACCAATGTTTGAGATTCAAACCTAATCTTATCAGCTTGATTAAATCCTAATGAAGGAACTTTTGCAGTTATTGTTCTTTCATAACTTCTATAATGATAAGGATAATCAGGTATTGAATCAAATCCAACTGCTGTTCCATCAACATTATATTCAGTACTAATAGCAACGTTATTTACTGTTGTTGATGATGATAAATCTTTTGGATATTCAAAATCAAATCTAAGTACTAAATCTTCTGCAGATGCTGTGTAGCTATTACCTGCTATTGAATCAGGTTGTAGTGTATGCGTATCCAATAGATTTGTTTCCAATGGCGTTTTCCATAATCTAAATTCATCTAATGAACCACCAAATCCATTACCCAATCTAATAGTATTAGATATACCACTACCAGTCCAGTTAGATGCACCATTAACAGTTAAAGTATCGGAAGATACTTCATTTCTAATTCTACCATTTTGAGAATCTCGTAAATAAAGATTAAATGTATCGTTTACACCATCTTCACCTTTATTAATTAAAATTTGCTTATATTCACCATCAAAGAATCTAACATTATCAATAGATGCAGATTCCAATGTTGAACTTGAACTTACATATAAATCTAAATTAGCAAAACTACCTGTGGTTTGTGATATCTTAAATTCCCATTCAACATTAGAACCAAGAATATCCATACCCTTAATTAATGATGTTGTTTTAGGTGTTGTTGAATTTACCCTAAACTCAATAGATTTAGGCCAGTCATCATCAACAGCTCTCCAAGGTATTTGGATATATTCGGTTGTATCTTCACTAAATACTATTTCAGCTGTTCTATCATCGAATGTAAATGGTTGTGTACCACCATCAGTTGGGTCCGTTGGTCCTCCAAACTCCATAATTGTAAGGAGTGATTGTGGAACACCATAACAAGCCATTACTGCTTTTAAAGAACGAGAAGTACCTTTATGTTTTAATAAATAAGGTAAGTTATTAAGTATTCTTCTCCAAACTTCTTCATTTGCAGATTTAAGTGATTGTTGATACTTAGTTGAACCATCTTTATATTGTCCTAATGCATATTCCCATAAGTGTTGAGAGTCATATGCTTTTTTACCATCCCAACCTAACGATTCTAATAATGAATAAACTAAATCATTTGAGAATCCTAAATCTACTTTATGTTCCGGCTTTCTTATATTATTTAATCCATTAATATATGCCCAAATAACATCAAAGTGATGTCCTAACATATCCATAAACAACATAAAGTCCTCATTCTGATAATCTTCTCTAATAAATTCTGGAAGGTTATTGTTGAGATAATCTACATTATTTCTATCGAATGTTGCTGCATCGTTAACAGCTGCATTATACCAAGAAACTGCATCAACTGATGTTGATGATACAATAGAACCTCCACTCTTTGGATAACCCAATGCAGTGGTTGATGTGTATAAAAAGTTTTCAAATCCATCAAATGTTCTAATTAAATTATTTATATTAGTTAGTTGTTGGTTTGCCTGTATTACCGATGCGGCTGTTGTACTAACTGCTTCTATTTGTAAACTGGAAGAAGCTGGTTCACTTATGATTGTATATTCATCAACCAATCCACCCTCTGCTAAAAGATATCCCAATTCAACTTGAGATGTAGATAAACTATTATATTTATTTTGATAATTTTCTAATAGCTCAATTTTATATTGAAAGTTTTTAATTCGTTCCTCTGCTGAACCAAAGTGTACAAAGTTTTCAAATAGATATTCTGAACCACTATAATATTGTATATTTAATTTTTTAGTATCTATACCAATCTTATCACCATACTCTCGTATGAGTGCATCATTTGTTGCAGAACCACTTGCTAATAAATCATCATATACTTGGTAACCAATACCATTATCAGGTTCCAATGAAAAGTTTGGCCCTTGTAGAGGTGGACAATATCCTTCACTATCACCAACTAATGTAAGAGTTTCAATTATAGGACTTGTTTGAATTTTAGTAATCCAAGCCTTTTGGTTTGTTTGTATATTATTTGGTAATGGTTCGTATAGTTTAAGAATCAACGATGATGCATCTGCACCAGTTTGGGTTGTTTCCTTTAAACCTCTCCAAGTGGTAATTACTTTATTATCACCATTACCTAAATGAAATAAGTGAGTAAGATATGTTGAATCATCGAAGCTACATTTATTAAATTGAGATATAAATCCTTCAGATATTCTATTAACAACGACTGATCTTGGTATATCTAAATCACCTTTATCAAATAAAACAGTGAATGTTTCTGTTTCACCCTTTACTTTTTCTTTTCTTAAATTTTGGTTTACAGGTGTTAATGATATTGGTATTTTAATTTTATCAACATCTTCAGTACCTTCCATATCGAAGTAGTTGATTAAAACATCTTGTACATTAAAGTTAAGTTTAAACTCTCTTGTTGTAAATGCAAGCTTTGTTCTACCAATACCTACTTCAACATATCCACTTGCTTCCAATCCTTCGACATCAAATTTAATGCCGAAATCAACATCATATCCAATAAAATCAGCTCCTCTAATTTCTTTAGGATATGTTACACTTCTAATATCAGGTACATTTATTGTATATTCATCAACAACATTAATTGTTAAATCAATACCCCTATCTAATATATTTATAGTTTCTTTATCTTGAGTTCCCTCATCTAATTTAGTTACAATATCTTTTTGCTCTTGAACCTCATTTAGGGTTTTAGGTCTATCTGATAAAGATACTTGTGGTAAATTAGATTTTAGCCCTAATTCATTTATTGGTTTTGTAGGAGCGTTAATAGGATTAACTGGTCTTTTAATTCCACCAGTTTTACGAGCTTTTCTTCTTTCTCTTAATTTTCTAAATATTCCACGATAGACTTGATTGGAAGAATTGGTAATTTGTTCTTTTGTTCTTTTTCTTCTTCTTCTCCCAAACGGACCTCTTCTGACTAGCGGATTGCTAGAAGTATTGCTAGAATTTCTACGGGAACCTTTCCCATATCTTCTCTTATCCTTTCTTCTCCCAAATATACCTCTTCTTCTTCTAGCCATATCTTAAAAGTAATTTAAATTTGTATTAGGTCTACGAGGTTGTTCACCATCATTTTCCGAACCAAATCCTCTGTCAATCCCAAATTGTTCTTCAGAAATAAATTGTTCTCGTCCTCTACCAGAACCACCACCGCCACCTCGGCTTCCACCACCTCTAACAGGTTTTGCTGGTTTATATGGATTTACTATATCTTCCGGTTTAGGAGGAGGTGGTAAATCTTTAACTGGTTTTTCTATGAATTTAGGTGTAACTTCTTTTGGTGTTATTGTAACTGGTTCTTCATCTTCTCTAACTTGATTTTCATAATCATCAAATGAGAATGGGAATAGTTTTATATTATATTGTCCTATTTTATTAAACACTCTATGTGGTATTGTTATACCAATAATATTTGAATCATCCAAGTCATCAAACTCTAAGATATCATCGCCAACGATGATTGTTATAGCTTGTACATCTTCATTCTTTTGAATCATTAAAGGTACACCAGCCTTACTATTAATATTGTATTTTCTTGGGTCTGTCTTTATCAATGATATTTGCGGGTCTAATCCATCTAATGGTGCTGGAATATTTTCCGTATCAATTTGAACCTCATAATCTGTATTTAAAGTTATACTAGCTTCCAACGTTTCACCATCTTCAGCAGTTAATATTGTTGGTGTACCACCAGAACGTATTAAACGCATCCCAGTTATTCTGTATAAACTGATATCAGATGTTCTAATTGTATATTTTGTACCTCCAGCATCCTCATATTCGGTTTCTCCAGCATTTGGAAAAAACTCTGCATTTTTATTTCCGTTTTTTAATATACTAACTGGTGCACCCTCACCACTTATTTTAAACTTTGTTTTATATCTTTTTGGTTCTTCATATTCATCACCACCACCAGTATCATCACCACCACCAGTATCATCACCACCTTTTGGTTTTTGATTTAATGTAAAATTTAAATCAACCGAAGTTGAACTACCAATACCAATTGTTTCTACAATCTCATTATTAATATATTTGGTAAGAGAAATTGCTTTTGTATTTAACCCAAGTAGTTTATTATCCTTTAAACCTTGGTTTTCTATTATAGGAGCTCCATCATCTAACATAGATACAATGTAATACTCATTACACAAATATCCTTCTTTAGATACCTTTATACGTTTATCCTCTCTAGCTAATTGTTCTCTTGTAATTCTTACTAAGAAAGCTATACCAGACTTTTCATTATTTACAAAAGTTGAAAATCCTTTTTGATTTGTTTTTATAATAAAAAGAAAAGTATCTACAATAGTATCCTTTGGTGGTTCTTCTGGGTCTTCTGTATCACCATAAGGTCCTTTAGGGGAGTTACCTCCACTATTACCAGTATTACCACCAGTATCACCAGTAGCAGGTCCATTACCTACACCAGGGTCTTGGTCTGGCTCTTGTGGTCCAGTATTATCACCCTCATTAGGGTCATATACTTCATCATAATCGATATTTTTTATTGGTGCTGGCATAATTATTAACTTATATCTGAGATGAGACCACCGCCTCCTCTATTTGGGTTTGTAACTGGTCTTGATATCGGTGATGGATTACTTATCCCACCTATATTATTATCTAATGGTAATCTTTTTGGAAATCCTTTAAATTTATTCATAAATAATGATTTCTTTTTACTCTTAGTTGGATTTGGTGTCTTAAATTTAGGTATTGGTAAATCATTAGGAACTTCATCCTTTATTGCCTTTGCTAAATTTGTTTTTTCCAAAACCCTTTCCTTAGACTCTTTTGGTTTTTCTTTTGTTACTTCAACTGCAGGAACATTTGGTTGTATAATTACATCCGATTCTCTAGTTCGTATAACTTGTCCTATTGCATCTCTACTAGCATCGAATTCATTTTCTTTAATTGTTCTTGGTTGAATCGTTCTTTGTGGTAAAAAAGTATCTACACATTCTACCAAAATTCTTTGAGCTGTTTTATAAACTGCTTCCTTTGATAAGGATAATGATTCAGCTATTGGTTTTTGTTTACCATAATTTACATCAGTAATATATGAATTTCTATTTAAATACTCATACTTCATTGCTTCTGCAAACTTTTTGTGAATTCTGGTTGTTAACTTATCAAATTCTCTAATTCCAAATTCGGAAACCATTTTGTTGTACCACTTTTCGGTATATATTCTTTTAATAAATGAATCAATTTCCTTTGAATCAATCTTTTCAATAAACTCACCAATATATGGTATGATATCATCTCTAAAAGATTGCCCCTCTACCATAATATTGAATCTAGTTAGTAAATCAGTTTTTTCAGAAACTTCATTTCTAATAGGTAATAGTTTTACTTCAGTTCTTGATGGTGATATCTCTTTAATCCAAAGCTTTTCATTCAAACTATCAAATCCAACTCGTTTGTTTAGTAATGTTATTTGAGCTTTGAAGATACCATTATTATACCCCGCTTCATTTATTAATCGTTCCGCATCAATAAAATATTCATTTGGAAAATTAAATGCTTGGAATTCAGTTCCATCTGCAATTAAAAAATAATCTTTTATATTTTCTGAATTAAGAGGAATATATCTAACCAACTTACCACTATCACCTTGTGGTAATTGATTTTCGTTAGCATCATAAACAATAAATTCAATCATATCAGAATCCGAAAATCCAAAGAATGATTGCAGGGTTCCTTTTTCAAAAATCTCCCTATCTTTAGAAGAAATTCTATACCCTTTATTATCTATTATTTCTTTAAATGTTTTAATTGCCATTATTAACCTCTATTTTTTCTTAAATTAGTTGTAAGTGTTACACTATCTTTACTCCCATCTTCAAACGTAACTTCACATTTTAATGATAGTTTTTTATAGTTTGTAGCTTTTCCTCTCCAACCAATTGTTCTTCTTCTTGGTTTTAATCCTTTTTTCTTAGATTTACCAATTACGCCATTATCAAATTCAGTTCCAAATGTAACTGACTTTTCCGGCTCTACTACTTTATCATTACCAGTAACTTTAAACCACAATGGAGAACCACTAAATGTCCATGCTATATTAGTTATCTTCAAATCAGTAGTAACATTACTCACTTCCAATGTAGTTGTCATCTTACGGCTACCCGCATCTTTAGCACTACATTTAGCCCAAATATCTTGTGCTTGTTGAGATGCATCACCATCACCATTATTTACCTTAACAGTAAAGTTATTACTAGCACCACTTTTAGCTCCCTCTGCAGTTTGTGCGGATAAACCAAATAGTTGTTCTCTCAATGATTCATTTTCTTGCAACAATGCTTCATTTCTAGCGGTTAACGATACTCTTTGAATTGCTTCATTAATTGAGTTCTGAATTGCATTTTGTAAATCAATTGTTGTTTCTGCTATTTGTTGATTTGCTATATCTGCTTGTTCTCTAGCTATATTAGCTTTTAATTTTTCATTATCTAATTCTATTCTGAGTGATTCAGCTATACTTTCTAACTCTTGTATAAGAGCATTTAAATTAAGAATATCCCCATTTAATCTTTCAACCTCAGCTGTTAAATCATCAATCCGAGCTAATGCCTCCTCATAGATTGAACGAAGTACAGTGTCTGGTAATGCAGCTGGTGCGTTTGGTATTAACTCAAATATACGAGTATCTATTGATTTTTCTAATTCAGTACTATCGTATTTTGGTCTAATTAATTTACCACCAACAATACCCCCATCCATTTCCTGTTCACTAATGTATCCGTATAATTCATCATATTCAGAACCATTAACATCATTCCAATCTATGCTAGATGGATTTACATTAGGTTCGATTGTTGTAGAATCAATTGGTTTATTTCTAATCGTATTAGATAGTGGATTAATTGGTTTACCCTTTATTACATTCTTTTTTGCTATCCGTACACCACGCTCATTTTTTTTAGGAAGATTAAGAGACCCACCTTCTTTAAGTTTTTTATAGAATCGCTCATCAGCTAAGCCACGCTTTGGAGTAAGATTTTTATCACCCATTACATCACGACCACGCTTTAGAGCCTCCTCTTTTCGTTTTTGTTTTTTGTCTCTTTTTTTAAACATAAGTTTATGAAATTACGCTAAATGTATAATCATCATCAAAGAAATAATCACTTCCATTAATACTAATCTTAAATTCTATAATATACACTCTATCAACTTCCCAATTAGATAAGTTTAAATTAAAATAATTACCATCAGAATCACAGCTTAGTTTTGTATAATCCGAAAACGGAACTATTACTTCACCAGAGTGATAATCGCATATTTGATAATATGATGATGTTGGTAAGAATTTACTAATACCATATTGTGCGGTTGATGAAAATGTTTTAGTAGGATATAAATCTCTACCAACTACTCTTAGTTTTGGAGTTGTATTTACTTTATATTCTTTTTTGAAATTTCTAATTCCAACTTTAATTTCTTCAGATGTTAATTCAGTTAATGAACCAGTTGAGAATGATGTATCATCCCAACCTATTCTAACTTTTGGTTGATGTATAGTATTTGTTTCCTTACTAAATAATCTTAAAATACCATAATCATTATTATCTTCTTCCTTTTCTAATGGTAGCTTTAACATAATACCATCATTTGGGATTGAACCACTAATCCAATCAACCATAATATCTTTGATATCCATATAGACATCAGTAGTTTTGTACTGAAAGTTTTGTACAGAAGAAGATGCGTAATAAAATGTGCCACCCTTACCTTCATATGAACCGGTAGATACATTACTAAATTCAGATGTTTCTAACCACCTTAACACAGAATCACCTTCTCTATTATTCCAAGTTACACCAGAAGTTGTGATATTATCGAATCGAGTACCATTACCCATTTCCCAACTTTGTGAAATCGGATATGCCTCTAATGTAAACTCTAATGGTAATTCTTCTGATTCAGTTTCCTTTAATATAAGTGTTGCATCTGACATTGATACTGAACCATCTGCTAAGCTTGATGATAACCCACTTACATCGAATTTAAGAAGTGCTCTGGATACATCTTTGATATTACCATAGTAAACCTTACTAACCTCTAATACCTCATCTAAACCAGCGTTTTGGTCAGGTTGTTGTAAGTACACCGATGCATCTTTTGATGCTGTTAAAAAATAGTATGCCATTATCTTGCCCTCCCTTTTATATCCGAATTTGGAAATTTAACTTCAAAAACCGATGGGTCTAAAGATGGATATAAAATCTTATCTTTAATCGCCGCTTCTATATTATATGAGTTTGGTGTATATTGACCACCACACTTATTTACAATTTTTAATTTTGGTACTGAACTAACTCCTTCAACATTTGCAACAATTAATTCTAATTCAGAAAGATTAATTGTGTTGTTGAAAGTCCAATTATCAATATTAAAGTAATCTTGTAGTTCAGAAATACAATCTGATAATACTTCACTTTTGTTATAACTTTTTAAAGCTATGATTTCAAACTCAACACCAATATTAATAATAAAACCATCATTGATATTTACACCATCAGTTAAAATTTTGTATTCAGAAAGATATGTTTTTAAATTTTCCTTTATTGCCCTATTAAGATTTGTTAGTTTTTTTTCTGAATCATATCCCAACAAATAAAGATTAATAGCGAAAGGATTATTCTTTTCATTATCATTTGATGTTTTACCACTTAAATACTTTTGTATTTCTTGCTTAACACTTCTTCTATCAGGTTCTTCATTATCAGGTTTTTCTACAAAACTCATTACCAACTCCGTAAACTCTTGAAGAGCTTGAGGAGAACTTAATATAGAAGATGGTGAATTGTTATCTAACGTACCATCTGCTGTAGCGTATGCTTTTGCAACTGAACCAAACTTTGTTGGCATCGATAGTGCTCTAATTTCATAATCCTTAGAAGTTACTGCTCTATTTTGTGAACCGAAGTTAGCTAAGGCATTTTGTCTAATTTCTTCAATTGTATCACCACCCTTACCACCAGTTGCAGGAACTTCATTATCCACTGCGATAGAGTTTTTAGCTGAATTATATATTGATAATTGAGTTGGTGTAAACAATGTTGTATCTTCCTCAAATTCAGTATTTCTAATTTGTGTAATAGTACCTTTCTTTACATTTGATTCCACACCACCACCAACTAAATACTTTACAGTTATAGTTGTGTTAGATGGAGATGTTCCATATGTTTTAGTTTTTAAGAAGTTAGTTGGGTCAAATGATTCTTCTAATTTAGAAATAGAATTAGGTAATCCCAGTCCTACATTTTTTAAATTAGGTATAATCGTTTCATCACTAACTGTCGGGTCTCCACTACCAAACTGAATAGTTGTTGTACTATTTGGATTTACTTGCTTAACAAATCTTCGAGATGTTTTAAGTGTATTTAATACATATGGTACTGTTGATTTAAATTGATATAAATCAGGATCGTTACTTTCTGTATTTGGATAATCTACAAATACCAATTCTTGTGCTAAGTAAGGTACTTCATAAAATTTATTTCCGTTTGAATCTCTAACATCGTAAATATCAATTATATTTGTATCTAATAAATTAATACTTTGAAATGATTCATATGCACCAAATGTAAATTCTTCAGTCTTTACCTCAGCTGAAATAGCCTTTACTAATTTCTTTACTAAATAAAATGATGTTTCTCCACTAACCGAATCGGTTTGGTATATTGTAATTTCTCTATCAGTTTCATCGGAAAAATCTACAACATCTCTAGTAATAAAACTAACCCCATTGGAAGATTCTAATATCATACCTTCTTTAATCTTTAAGAGATATGTTTCATCATAAGTGTTGTTAGCACCAGTACCAGTTGATGGTACTAATTGATAAACAGAAAGTGTTGTTACTGCTGGTGAAGATACTTTGGGTTTGTATCCTAAATATTGTGAAAGTGCTATTACATTCTCAATATCATCAGCATGAGTCATTAATGATTCCTTTAAGGTATCATCTACATAATATGAAAGTGAATCACCAATGTAAGATGCCATTTCAATGAACATCATACCAGGTGAAGATTCATTAAAATCAGAATAAGTTGCTGGAAAATAAGTTTTAGCAAACTCAATAAGATTAGTTCTGAATTCAGTAAAATCCTTATTGAGGTATTTTATATCCTTACCCCTATTCTTAAAATTCTTTGTTGTTTTTGTTATTGCCATATCTTATTATCCCTGAACTGTGAATGTTAGAGTTTCTAAATTAATATCTTCACCAATTCTAAATTTAATTGAAACATTTATTTTATTGTTATCTCTCAAATCATTTGTTGATTCAATATCAATCTCTTCTGCCGTAACATAAGGTAACCATTGTTCTAAACTTTCGTTTATAGTATCTTCTATTCTACCTTCCAAATCATCCACATTTGGCTCAAACAATAATGCTTGTAAACCACTTCCAAATTCGGGTTGTATAATACGTTCCCCCCTTTTAGTAAGTAGAAGATTTTTAATATTTGATTTAACTTGCTCTTTGGTTAGAAATGATTGCTCGAATGTATTCTCACCAAATTGTAATGGTAAGGTGATACCAATTGCATAATTAGCAAACTCTTTGGTATCCTTTACGATTCTCCTTCCTAACTCAACTGCCATAATTTATATTACATTCCCGGTCTCCAAGGACCTTTCTTTTTATCCACTGCCTTCAATAATTGTCTATAATCTTTATTTAACAATTTATCCATTCCAGCGTTTCCAGTTTGAACTGGTTGTTGTCCGTAACCCATTTTTTGTTGTATGTTCTGTGCACCCAACGTATGTACTGAGTTTGAATCGAAATTCAAAGTACCAGATGATACTTCAGTTGGTGCTCCAGCGTATGATGGAACATTAGTTCCACTTCTTTGTTGTGCGTTAAAAGGTTGTGTTTGTGCCAATACCTCATTTATTGCAGGATTTCTACTAAATGTTCTTTGTGGTTGAACTGGTTCTTCCACTACATTTGAATCCATAAATGTAGGTTGTTTTGGTGTAATGGCTTCTTTAAGTTTTTTGTTTTCTTTCAATAACTTAGCCATTTCTTTCTTAACACCTTCTTTAACGAGTTTAGGAAGAATCGTCTTGATTTCCTCCTTAACTATAATTTGTATTGCTTTTACTAATTTATCAGTGTCCATTGTATAAAATGTTTTCCTTTCTATATAAATATTTGATTTAGGTTTTTTTAATTTTTAATACAATCAGGTCGTATTGCAACCAATTGTTTCTTAAATTCTTCTATTTGTTTGTTGATAGGATTACCATCTCCAATATCATCAATATCATCACCCAATGTTGTGTTGACTATATCTTCAAATGAACTATCACCATCTAAACCATCGGTAAATGAACTATCACCATCTAAACCATCGGTTGGTAACTCATATTCTTGTGTAGGACCTACTTCGCTTACTGTGTTATCATCAGGTTGTTGTATTACTGCTGGTTCACTACCATCTGCAGATGGGAAGTTTATATTTGGAATAGGAATCGCTGGTGGAATTATATATGCAGTCCAAGGTATTACCGCTGGTGCTGGTATTGGTGATGGTGCTGATGGATATAATGATGTTGTTTGTATAAACCCACCTATTGAAAATAAATGTACAATAGCCGCAAGTATAAACATATTAACCATTATCTCCTGCTTTTTTACTGGTTTAAGTGGTGGGTATAAGGGCCATACACCAACATTACTTACTATATTAGAATTAACTACCAAATTTTGTATTGTACCCGGTGCTGGTATGAGTGGTATTGGAAATGGATTCATAGGAGCTCCAGCCCAATATGCCTTTACACCATTTCCAAATTCATTAGGTAATGAAAAATTTACACCAGGTGGAGTTGATAATCCTTTTAATAATGCCACCCTAAAAAGAGTTTCCATTATTTGTTTATTACCAGATTGTACAGCTTCACCATTAATTAAATCCCTACCCCGCTTAACGCACGCATCATATTCATCAGCCCAAATTTTTGCAACTCTATTAATATTTAAAGAATTATAATTTGGATTTGTTTGTCTTAATACGTTTCTTTTAAATAATCCCCAAGACATTTTTTATTTTTTTAGTAAATCCAATGGATTTGGTAAATCAATATCAGGTATCCCTATTGTTGGAATTTTAGGTAATTCTATATTAGGTATTTTAGGAACATCTATATTAGGAATTTCCGGCACCTTTGGTATTTCTGGAATAGGCGGTAAGTTAGGTGGAGTTGGTAATTTTGGTAATCCTTTCTTTTCTTTAGGATTTTTCTCTACCTTCTTTTTTCTAAACTTTGGAATTGATGGTAACTTTGGTAATCTAATTTTGGGTAATTCAGGTTTTTCAACCTTTGGTAGTTTTGGCACCTCAGGAACCTCAGGCACACTAATAGGTAGTGATTTAGCCACATCACCAATCTTTCCAGTTTCTTTAGATAAATCTTTTAGTACCATATTATTTAAGTTGTACGTTATTACTTAACATTGATTGTAATTTGGTTTTCAATGTTGTAAATTGTGCTATATTAGTTGGACCAGGTTTGGTTTGGCCGGCAGGGGTTTGGTATATTTGTTGTGTAATTAAATCAATCATTTCACCTAATAATTTCACTAAAGTTTCACCTTTAGCAGCCGCTTCTAGCTCACCATCGGTTCCTAACATAATAGAGCCATTTCCTATATCAAGATTTATATCTCTATCTTGAGTATCAACAAATATATGATTATCAGTTGTAATGTTTATCCCATCCGTTGCATCAATTGAAAATTGACCATCAGTTATAAATCCTACATCCTTTTTTGCAGAAAAAATCATTTCAGCTGATTTGGCAGAAATAATTACTCTATCTGAATTTAATAGAATTTGATTTCCTTTTAATTCTGATGGATAATTGTAAAATGATGGATATTCATTTTCAGTTGGTAATACATATTCTAATAATCTATCCCCAGTTCCTAAATAAATAATATTACCATCATCATTGATATTTTCTTCGGTAGATGCTCCAAGTGGTTTTGTTAAAGATTCACCATTTTCACCATTTCTAATTATAATATTTGGTGAAAAAATATTATCAGTATTATTGTATCCACTAAATCGAATCGATTGACCAAATCTACTTTCTATTAAATTATCACCCTCATATAGTTTAAGCTTATGAATAGTTCCATCCGGTTGAAAGTAATCACCCAATGTAGATGTATCGGTATCATCTAATGAACTTTCACTCCTTGCTATTCCAGTAGATTGTACATTGCTGTAATTAGATGCGGTGTTAGTATCTGCTGCTTTTTCTTTTTTCTGAGATTGACTTATCTCATCTAAGCTGGTATTAACATTTGGTAATGAAGAACCTATGATTCGTTCATACACATAACCACCACTGGGTGAGTTAATTATATGAACAGTTTCATTTACAGTTGGTAGTGAAACATTTGTTTTGTTTTTGGGTAAAGCTAAAGTTAATCCTTCATCTTTTTTGTTTGGGCTAGTTGATGCCCTAAATAAAATAGCTCCAATGTATTTACTTTTTAATTCTTCTACTATTTCTAAATCAGTAAGAATATCATCAGAAGTATCTAAAATGACCTTATACACCGTACCCATAGAAGCGGTTGGCTTAGGTCTTCTATCAATTCGTTGATTAGATTGTACATTACTATTTCTATTAAACATACCTTAACTTTCTATTTTTTGCTTTACTTCTTCTATTTCATTTTGTAAATCATCTACCCTACTAACCTCATCTTGAACTTGTTCAATTTCTGAAAGTAATTGTTCTCTTTCTGCTTCAGTAAGGAATCCAGTATCTCCTTCAGATTTTTGATTGGATGCAATAATTCTTTGTGCAATAGTTGCTAACTTAACTAATTGGTCATCGTTACGAACTGATGTATCAATTAAGTCTTTGATGACTGGACCTAAGATACCCATATCACCTTTGTGACTAATCATTTTTCTCATTTCAAAAATTACTTCTGAAATGTGTTTCTTTTTATTTATCTGATTGTTGTATATATCCTCAAATAACCCACTAAGGTTTTTACCTGGGAATAATTCGAAATCTGTTGACATAGTTTATTGGTATTGCGTTCAATATATAAATATCAATAAACAAAAAAGTGATTTTATTTGTTCTTGTAGAAGAATTCTAATATGTCTCTTTCCAACGTAACATCCATTACGAAGTTATCCCCATACATAATGCTGGTAAAGGTTTCTTCCTCTTCTTCTGCTATTTCAATAATATAATCTATCTCATCAAATGTTACTTTATAACTTTCACTTTTTTTGATTCTTTGTATGTTCTTATGTTCCGTAGTTCTCTCAACAACTTCCTTACCACTTATATCAGGTACATTTAGAAGTTGGGTT